TCATGTTCCTCTATCTCTATAATTAGTTCACCATTTCCTTTATGTAAACGGTGATATGTTTCTTTTTCTATTTCTAATAAATGGCCAGGTTTCATTTCAAATGGTAGTTCATTGTCCATTTGTAATTTCCAACCATCACTCTTCAATACTTTAATAGTCCTGTTTTTAGCATCTCTATGCCAAATCAGTTCTTCACTTTCTGCATTATAAAAAGTTCTAACAAACTTCGCATCAAATAAATTCAATTGGTCTTCGTATGGTTTTACCAATAGAAGTTACCTCCACCTGACAAACCTAAACTCTTCGCATATCGTGGTAAATTACAAGCCCAATATGCAGCTTTAGTTTTGTCTTTCTGCTGGTCACATCTGTGTCTAGCAGCGAAACTCTTTCTTGCTTCAGGATTATTTAACTTAACTTTTAATCCTGTTGTATCGCCCCAAGTGACTTTCTTAATCTTGTCACCATCACGGACAAATACATAAAACTTTTTCGGTCCACCTTTTTTTGGTTTATTCAATGGTGGATTCTTCTCATCTTCTTCTTGTATTGGACAATCTAAAGGTACTTTTTCACCTTCAAATTCACCAAACTCACCAATATCTGTTTCTAGTAGTGTCTTATCCCAACTAGATAACTCAGTTAAAAGGCCTTCTTTATATAATTCTCTTGCCTCTCTAAAGAGTTTGTAAAATTCTTCACTATGGACTCTATAGATATTTTCAGCAAATGGTATTTTGTTCTCTACATGGTAGTGAACAGATTTGCTCATTCTATCTTTATAGTCTGCAAAACTTAACATTAAATTTTCTCCATCATCTTAGAAACCACTTCATTTAGTTTCGCTTTCCACTCTTCTTTATATCGTTGCTTATATTTATCTATTGTGGATTCTGAAGCTGCCCATTCTTTTACATCTTTTTCACCAATAGATTTAGGGTCATTTGGTGTACCCCTTTGTTTTACATCTACTGGTTTCATAAATGGTTTCTCACCAGGAGTAACTTCTTTTGTATGATTTGCATAGTCGTGGCCAATTTCGTATGCCTCAGGTACACAATTTGGTACCATTTTGCCACCTTTTTTCTTTAAACCGACTTGTTTATAACCAGTCCAACAGGCATCAGCAAGGTCTTTTTTAAACTCACCAAACATCTTTTTGTATTTTGAAGTGTGTGTACTAGGTTTTGTCTTTGCTGTCTTATCTCCAGGAGCTGGGTCATTGTCATTTTTGGTAGTATCAGTGTTTCTGAAATGAGAGGCTCTTCTATCTTTTGTATCTTTAGATAACTGTTTGTAATATTTTTTAGGTTGTGTGCCTTTTTGTTTTTTAACATCTTTATCTTGTGGTAAACTATCAGTGTGGCCATACTCAGATTTCTTTTCTGATACGGCTTCAAAACCATAATCAACATCTAAGTTGTATTCTCTAACTTCAACTTCTCTATCAGCTGCAATTGGAACACAATCCCAAATCCACGCTTTATGTAAATTGTTTTTGTCATCTTCTACAACGATATAGTTTGTACTTCTTCTTACTACTTTACCTTTAATATCTTCTTTAATATAATGTACTTCATCATTGATATTAAAAATCATTTCTCTAATGTACAAATCTCTAATTTGTTGTTGTTCAAATTCTTCTAATGATGCAATTGGTCTTGCACCAGTTCCTACGGCAGACATACCACCAAAACTAGCGGCCAATCTCATACCTTTTCTAACTTGTTTCATAATAGAAGCTGCATCAACACCTTTTGGTAATCCTTTTTCAAAAGATTTTAAATCACCTTTTGCAGCTGCATCTCTCATTTTAGATGCTGACATACCAACTGCACCTTCAGCGTCAGGATCCCTTTCGCCAGCTGATACTACTTTAATACTATCAAAGTCATATAGACCGTGTCTGGATTTTACACCATTATATTTTTGTAAGATGTTTTCGAATTCTCTAACCCTATCTGAACCTGCAACCATAGTTACATCTGTGTAACCTTTTTTGTATAGTTCAGTTGCAATATCAAGTACCATATTTGTCTGATTGATTTCAATGTTTCTAGCGTGGCTAGGAAACAACTTTTTCATAATAGACAACTTATCTCTTGGAGATAGTGGATTCTTTTTAGGGTCTTCACTACGACTTAGGTAAATTTTATAGTCGTTAGTAGGCACTGACTTAACTTTGTTGATAAGTTTTTCGTGGCCAATAGTTGGAGGATTAAATCTGCCAAACGCAAATGCTATTGATTTTTTAGTAGCTTCTATCATAGTGTTATTGTCCATTTTCTCTATGGTAACACAATCGGAACCGTTTGGCAAGCCCTTTGTTTGTTGTATTTTTGCAACACTTTCGTTACGAATACTGTCAATTTCTGCGTCTGTAACCTCTCCGTCATCTAAAATCTTTTTACATTTCTTATAGAATTTTAGATAGTGGTATTTCTCCAACATTTTGTAAATAACATTTTTAGGTAATCTGTTCTTCACACCATAATCTCTAATCTCATCTGGCGACATATCTGTATCAAATGCTTTTCTTCTTTCTGCATCAACATTGTCACCAATTCTAATAATTGTTCTAATACTATCTTCAATCTCTTCTAGTTTTTCATTAATTCTTTCTTGTAAGTTTAGAATATCATTTGGTGATAAATCTTTTAGTTCATCATAATCAATAATATCTCTTTTTAATTCACCTTTGACAACATCAAGTTCTTGTACCTTACGGCTGAAATCTTGGATATACAAATTAACATCAAAGTTAAAATCTTCTGGTCTTTTGATGAACACATTACGGTCAATATCGAATACTGCGTCTGCCTTTTTATTCTGGTCTTCATAAGTAGCCTCATCTGTAATAAAGTAATAGTTAATTGGGTGTTCTGTTCCTGGTATTACTTTACCTTGTATGTTATCTGGATTAGAAGCTGACAAATATTTTTTAGAAAGTCTTACTCTTTCATCTTCTCTTTTACCTACTGGTACATCAAACAATACATTAATATCTAAGTCTGCATCATTTCTATATCGTTTAGTTAAAATAGAACCAATTAAAGAATACTTAATTACAGGATATTCTGTTTCGAATTCCTTTAATTGCTTCTCTATCTGTGCCTTAACACTTGGTTTAATTTTAGGATCCATAGTATCGGCATCATCAAACACAGCTGGTGCATATGTTTTTCTAGGAATGTCAATGATGCTTTCTATGATTTCTCTAAACTTTTTCATCTATCTTCTCTTTGCTTTTCTTTCTGTAGCCATCCATCTTTTTGCTGTGTAAGATTGAACAGGTCTACTTAATAAACCTCTTACTGCTTTACTTACTTTGTTCATTACATTGGTTACCAATTCTTGGTCTGATTTATTGTTATCAATAATAATCATATTGTTCATACCAAATAAGTTTTGAAACTTACCAATGTTTGCTTGTACATCTTTCCAAGATTTAGTTGTAATGTATTCTGGTACACTTCTTTCTCTTTTTGCATTTCTTTCCAATGCAACTTCTAAACTAGTATTAACAAAAATCATATAACAATCATAACCTAGTTCTTTTAACATACTTGTTTGATAAGCAATCTTATCGTAATCTCTACCTGTGCCGTCAACAACTAAACCTAATCTGCCTTGTATTGCTAAGTCTTGCATATTACTTGTAGTTGCTTTTGCTCTTGCACGAACCATATCTCTGGATTCTGCTTCACTATCTGGCATCTTTAATGATAGACCTGCCTTTTTCAATCCTCTTTCAAAGGCATTGTCTGAATTAATTTGTTTTAGTCCTGTACCACCAAATGCATTTTTAGTAACAAATGTTTTACCAGAACCTGGACCACCTGCTAAAAAGAAAGCCTTAAAAATATTTGGGTCATAAAGGCCTTCTTTTAATTCCTGAAATCTTATTTCGTCAAATGTTTTCATTTAATCTTCTCTATTATTTTAGCTGCTATCTCCTCTGGTTCACCACCCTCAGCCTTAATGTTTATAATTTCATTTTTATAATAGTCTAATAGAGGTCTAGTTTCTTTTTCATAAACCGCCAATCTCTTTTTAATGATTTCAGGTTTATCATCTTCTCTACCTCTTGCTGTCAATCTTTTTATAATTTCTTCTTCACTTACAACTAGATTTACAACATAATCATATTCAATATTTTCTTCTTCCATTCGTTCTGCTTGTTCAACATTACGAGGGAAACCATCAAACACATAACCTTTTTGTGCATCTGGTTTTGAAACTCTATCTTTAACTGCATTAATAACAATATCTAATGGTGCAAATTTACCTTGTGCCAATAAATCTTTTACTTTACGGCCATCTGGTGTATCTTGCTTTGCAAGTTTTCTCATCATATCACCAGTATAGATATGTGGTATGTTCAACTTTTTGGTAATGATTTCAGAATAAGTTGACTTACCAGAACCAGGACCACCAATCATAATAATTTTTGGTCTGTCTATTGCTTCAAAAAAATATTGTTTAAAACTTTTCATTATACTTGCATAGTCCTAGGTACATCTACTAACACACCATCAAAGGCTGCTGTATATCTACCGTTATTACTTCTTGTTGTTAATCTAAAATCTATATCTGTTTTTTCTGGTACTTTAAATGGCACTTCAAATTTATAGTCATAACCATCTGAACCTGAAACTTCAAAAGTGTGTTGTATTCTAAATGCTGTTTGACCAAAAAATCTTACATAAAAGAAACCTGAAGCGTCAGCGCCTGATTGAGATGTACAAGCACCTTTTAATAATAATAAATCTTTACCAGCAGGTACGGTATAAATCATCATTAAAGTTTGTGCTAAACCCACATTAATATACAACACGGTATTTGCACCTATTCTTACATCAATTGCACCAACATTGTTTGCACCTGTTGAAATATAACCTCTATACACTCTTAAAAATTGTTTTGTTGTACTTGCTGTACCACTACTTGACAATGTAATTGTATCTGATATTTCATTATAGTTTGAATCCAATCCTAAAATTGTTAAAATCTTTCCGTTATCACTTGCGTTAACGGCCTGTGCTGTTAATACACTTGCACTTGTTAATGCTGACCAAGGATATAAAGTATCATTTTTATCCCAACAAGTACCTGTTGTATTAATAGACAATTGAGGTACTGCACCAAATTTGTGTATGCTTGAAGCGCCTCTTATAAGGCCTCTAGCAATTTGATAATTCTGTTCGTGTATATAACTTGTTGCCATTAATTCCAACCCTTAGGCATTGTAAAGTTCTGCCTACTAAATTCTAATCGGTCTACAAACTTAACTGCACCTGCAACTTTATCAACTGCAACATAACCCTCAGGTGCTGTAACTCTATAACCACTGTTTGTTTTTAAAAAGTGACCAATACTTTGTATCTGGTTCATCTTTTGTAATAATGTATTCTTTGCATTACCTAAAGTAATGTGTGATGCGATTGCAAAGTATAAAGCACTTTTGTTTCTATCAATAAACTTTAAGCCTTCTTCTTTTGCTTTAATGTAAGGTGCTTTACCTCTTTCAGTTTTTTTAGCATCAATCTCAGCCTGCATAAAACTTTCAAAGTAATCTCTAAACTGGTCTTGCATAACTTTTACTTTTGCCATACCAGCATTTGAGTTTCTAATGTAGGAGTTAAAATAGGTTTTCAGTCTGTAACCTATAGAATATTTATCATCTATGTTACCACTCATTAAGTCTAAAATTGGTTTTGCTTTAGATAAAGAACCTTCAGCCATTCGTATCTGTGCATCAAATTTAGCCAGTTCTGATTGATTAAATGTAGATACACCAGATGTGTCTTTATAAGCTGCACTTGCTAAGAACACATTTCGATTTGATGAACCTGTAACTGTACCAAAACTTGCTGATAATGATTTCATATCTTTACCATTATACTGAGTATGAAATACAATACCCATTTTTGCACTTGCAATCTTTCTACCAATATCACTATCAGCTGGCATTGCATATGTAATAGTATTAGGTGTAAAAGAAATCATCTTTTCACCATCAATTGTTATATTCTTTTTGTCGTCTGTAAATAATAGGTCACCTTGTAAGATGCCTTTGATGTTTAGTTTTGAGAGATATGCTAAACACACTTTTAATTTTTTTGCAACTTCACCACCGTGGTTACTATCAATATCTCTATTAGTATAATTGATTTTTGGAGTTACATTGAATACTGATTTTGTACCGACAAAGAATTTGCCGTTTTCTGGATTGATACCACAGATAATAGCAGGCGCACCGTCCCATTTGACAGTAAGATTAGCCTTACTACGAGATGAACCAGCCAGCATATTTCTGACCGATTTTAGGAAATTAATTGCGTTCTCACCACCTTTGGAACCACGATTAATAATATCGTCTTCCAGATGTTCTAAGTGAGTATTGGTATCCTGAGTTTGGAATCCTTTAAAACTAAACATTTTTCTCTCTCATTTGTGTCCATTATACAAAATTTCCATTCATTTGGCAAGCACTTTTTTGCTTTTTTTTCATAAAATCCATCAATATAATCAATAACTTTTCTACTATTTATAAGTTTTTTTAGTCTAAACCGTTATATTTGACAGCCAGGTTGTAAAATTGACCTAATTTATGTTTAACCCCAACTTGGTTACTTCTTACCGACATATTCATAACACCAATTTTTTTACTTCCATTATATAAACATAGTAAAAAGTTCTGTTTAGATGATGTTGAGGCCTCAGCAGTTACCTTGTCAGCTTCTGCAAGTAACACATTTAATCTGTTACTATCTTTTACTTCTTTATATGTGTCGTTTACTGCCTTAATAATAGTAACTGGTACCTCAGATTGTTTTAATATTTGTTTACGACAATAAGCTGCAAACTTTTTGTAATCTTTGGTCATTACTTTCATAAGGTCTTTACGAATAATATCTAAACCTTTATCATACATCTCATCATATTTTTTCTGGTTATCTCTTTCAACTTTTTCTAACTTATCAAGTGTAGAGTTTCTTTCTGCATCATCATAGTTTCTACTTGTAATACCTACTTTATTATAAACTTCTTTTAATAATTTTTCTCTTAGGTTTTTAGATAAGGTGCCGTTATCAAAGTATTCATAAATGGGTTTAACATATGTGTTAAGTAAGGGCTCTTTTGTGGACTCACCACCTGCTTTTAACGATACACCTAAAATTGAACCGTCATTAAAAAAGATTACAATATCAGCGGGTGAATTAGCAGGAACGCCAGCTGGTTTTGCTCGATATGTCCAATACACATCTTTGATTTTCTTTTTACTATTTGTATCTTTTAAATATTTTCTGATTGCAATAGCATTGGCCATTTTTGTACTGTACAATGAGGACTCTGGCATCTGTTCAATAAAATCTTTACCAGCTTTTGCATCACTAGAAGTCACATAACATTTTTGTTTTGCATTGTCTAGTTGTAAAATCTTTTCATAAAGAACATCAACTTTAGTATCATTAATGTTATTTAAAAATGCCAGACAAGGTACAAGTTCTGTGATTGTGGAGTTTAGAGTGGTTTCTGTCATACCACCAGACATTGGTTTGTAAACAATTCTTACTGTGTTACCACCAATTTGTGTTTCGGTAATATCTTCACTTGATAAAGATGTTTTCTTTACAGTGACAGGTAACTTTTTAGATTTTAAATGATTGCCTACATGCTTTCGTGCAACAGAACGGTCAGCCGCTCTTGCATAAAAGACATCAGCGCTCTTTGTTGATTTCTTTTCTTCGAAACTCAACATAGCACCAGCCTTTTTAGCCGCTTGTTCTACGATTTGAAATTGTTGTTTTGTTAGTAACATATCACCACCTTACAATATTTAGGTGGCTTTGGCAACTAGTATGTATAGTTCCAAAGAAATTTAGGTATACCACCGTTTTCTTGCCAAACTTTATGTTTGTTTTGCAAGTTAGCAACTCTTTGTGCATCTTCCTCAAAGAAAAACTTACCAATAATATTATCTGTAGGGTGTTCTTTGACACACCACATAATCTTCTTGCCATTCTTCTCTATTTCGGTAGTATATTTCAATTCTTTCTCCAACTTTCCAGGTCTTTTATCACCTTTATGAAATCTAACTTTTTGTTTTTTAGGCATTATATTTTAAAGTCTGAAAACTTATCGTAAGCTCTTTCTTTTTTTACAAATGGGTCTTCAGTTTGGTTTGCATCAACAATGTTTTGTGCTGATTGGTTTACATCATACAGTTTCATCTTAGACCTATCAACACCAATAATAAATGCACGATT